CCCACCGCTTCCATGTTGACTGTGACGCAATGTCACAGGTCGGTGGCAGATAGTCCCAGAATGGGGCTATCCGCCGCTTCGCTCTGTAGGCAGCCCAGTCATGCCTGACTGTGATACCTCCAGATTTAATGGAGCCTTGCAAGAACGCAACTAACAACCCAAATGGGTTATAGTCACGTTTCTGCCGCACAGCTCGTGGATATACAAACCCGTCGTCATTTATCGCCAAGAAGACTGGTCTCGCAACATATGCTGTGTAAACAGCAGACATGTTACGATCCCGCTTCAACTTGGAAATAGATGAACTTGGGGTGCGTATACCAGCATCTGGATTCTCGTATGGTGGAACCTGTTGGTTCCTCACACTTTGAAGCAGATACTGGACTGTCCGAGGCAGGAATAAACCTGTCTTGGCAGACCACAAGTTGAGCGCGTTGATGGCTACATAGCGATCTTGCGGAGTACGTAAGGATCTAACATAGACCCCACGTACATCGTGACCCTTAAAGAAGTCACGACCACAAGACTCGCGAAACGGTCCTTCAACAAAGGTTTTCGAGTCGTTTACCACGAACCCAAGGTAACGGAGTAGACGTAACACATCCCTAACAATACGTTTTGGGACTATTATGTCATCTCCGAAAACCGAAAAGTTCGGAAGTAACGCACCATCTCTTTTCCTGAGACGGTACCCGCGATAGAACGCGGCAGCTCGAACGACACACGCAAACAGCATGGTCTGCAAGGGAAACGTAAAACCGTTACCCATTGTAGATACCATGTTGAGAGCGATTTGCTTGCCTTCAATAGACGTCGTAGGAGACCTAAAGAGCTTCAACCAAGAGAAAAAATCTCTAGGAAGAACGTCCTCTAGCATCTTCATACTAAGACTATCGGAGGCGGAGGCCAAGTCAATAGTGACAAACGACTCATCGTCATCACTGATTGATCCAAGCCTAGCAAGTTCACGACTGATGTCCTGTTGAAGAGAAAGGTCGATACCGAAGTACCGATCCAGCCTCTTCTCCAGGATAGCGCCTATCCCAAGCTGAGCAAACATGTTCAGCGAGGGCTCGACGCATATCAGACGAGATATGTCGACCGTTTTCGGGACGAAGTGCAGACGACTGCCTTCAACTACGAGACATTCACCATACTGGGCTTTGCGGTGATTTTCCGCATCACGCCACAATGGGAAGTGTTCAACGTAGCTCTTGTACATTTTGTACAAAGAAGGCGACGTAGCTGTCAAGGTGGATGAGAACAACTTCGTATAGAAGTCATACCCTTTAGCACCAATAGAGGCACCTGGACCTACGCGGCCATGAGCAAAGATTTGCTCATAGCACGTAAGTAACGGTTGCCCCTGTGGGTAAAGGAAGTCGTATATCTCCTTTCGGAGACATCCGATGAGCTCATCTTCCCAAGACTCAGCAGATGCGATCCATTCGCCGCAGTTGCGGTTAATGGCTTCAAACTTCTGTAAAGCTAGCAAGTCCGCGTCTGGGTTTTTCCTATCTACAAATTTCTTGTAGAAGGAGCCCAAGAGGTTGGACGCTGCTATTTGCTTCACAGACGCATCTGACGTCATCACAGATACATTCGTATCTTGATGTGCCAAGTCGCTCTGAAGACAAAGGTAAAGAGCGTCGGATCGACTGATCACAAGGCTTCTCCTTCATTGGGTTAAATGTCTGTTCTCTCTCAATACCTATCGAAACGGTCAGCCTTTGCGGGCTGCTCGTCTTTGTTAAGTGTCGAGACAACGTCACCGGTACCTTGGAGAAAAGGTTCTCCTAGGAAAACGAGGACGATGATAGACGACAAATAGCCGATTAGCTTTTTGATCTGGGTCTTAGTGAGGCGCATACAAAGTGCCTCACAGGATACCAGATACAACGCTATCGCCAATGTCGGCTGAGGATTCCCAAAGGACTCCTATCAGCATAGACAAAGCGGCACGAACGTTTGCATCATCATACGTATCACTGCCGGACGGGACGTCAATACTGAGCGTCGCGTTCAACTGTGAGTACGGCTGATCTGCAGCGGGAGTCACGCCCTTACGGACGATGAACTTCCACTGGTTCTTGCCAACCCGAAGGTACTCGCCAGTCACACCATTCCTACCACTCAAGGTCTTAAAGACCTTGGGCCGGAAGAAAGTGATCGTGAAGGGCGAAGAAGCCGAGTGCACTGTAGCACCAGTCTGAGTTCCGCCTACGGCGGAGACAGCATACTGGCGACCAGTCGCATCCGGAGCGGTGTCCGAAACAAGGGTGTACGTAGGGCTGGTAAAACCAGTCTGCGGACCACCAGTAACGGGCGAAGCAGGCGAAAACGCCATTGAACTAGACTCCTATTGGGTGAAAGAAAAATAAGAACTATCCACGGCCATACCTACGAGCGTATTCGCGCGGAGATATGGAAAAGCGGGCTAGTGCCGCTAAATTCATCCATTTGGTACCAAACCCGGGTATCTCGAACGTTATACTAGGTATAAACGTACCGTTATACACGTTTCTGGTGACCATTTTGGATTCGTGGAATGTCTCACTTGGCACTGATGCACGTATTGCATAGTTAGTAGCAGGAAGATAAGATCGTGAGCTTACGCTCATTCTCCTATATTGAATGGTGGTCTTAGTTGACCACCTCAATCCTGCACGTTGCCATGCATACCCCTGGATCATATCACCAATGTTGGTGAAATAATCGACTAAGAACGAGTAAGGTATAATCTCCCAAACCGTAGGCAGAAAGTCTCGAGGCATAACGCCCGCGATACTAGCTGCTGAGGTAATGGGATTTACCGGTATACTCGTTGTCATGCCATAGTACTTGACAGAGGCAGCGGACCAAGTATCTTTGATGTACTTGAAGCTACAACCATTACTGGATGCAGTATTCTGGGTACGAACAAAGTCTAGGTTGCTGTCAATGTCACCTCGTCCAACGAGGAATATGCCTGGATACCTTAGTTTCTGACCGTATCGAGCAAGGGCTTCCGCCCCGCTCTTTACGTCAGACATTAGAGGTGCCCAGCCGTATTGGTACTCAAGCCATGTGTTACGAATCGCACGATTCGCTCTACGGTAGTTCTTCTCACGCCGGAGTCGCTTCTTTGCTTCTCTGCGGTATGAGTCAATAGAATTACGTAAAGCTTTCGCAGGATTCCTTAGTTGACGCAGGGTTTCTCTTAGCTCACCTAGGAATACACCGCCCTGAAAGGTGCGTTGTGATTCCATGAGTTTGCGGAGAAAGTACATCTTGGCCTTGTTATCAGCAGCCGTCGTGCTTGCACTACTCGGGCTATCCAGTACACTCATATGATATGAGCTTGGAAGGCCAAAGTGGTATACATCGTAGTAAGTACCCGTAGGGTCCGAAGACTTTTTATTGGTCTTCTCGCACCATACGTTAGCTTCACTGAGTACAACCCGCCGCTGATAGACGACACCACTTAAACTTGTGGTGGCATTCTGCTGTAGCCGCACCTGTTTACGCCAATTCGGGTTTTCCCCGAGCGTAGCAGATGAGGTCTGCGTCAGAGATCTATCAGTCGTAGTTTTAACCGTTGAAGCATTCTTCCTCTCCCGGTACTTCCAATAAGTACCTTTCGAGGTAAGGGTATCACTCTTTGTATAAGACATAACGACTCCTGGTGTCACACCACATCGGTGAATCCGATGCGATAGTCAGGCAGCTGTAAAAACAGACTGGTAACTGACCCACGAAATGTGATGACGTAGAGAGACCCTAACCCTCGATGGCGTTTTTTAAGACACCATCTTCTACTTCGTACGCAACATCCGCAAAGGATGAAGCAATACTCATGTAGAAAGAGGCAAGGGCATCTTCCCTAACCCCAGCTTGGAGCAACACTTTAGCACAACTCTCAAGAACCTCGTCAAAACTTGACAGGGGCTTCTCCTCCAACATGTCCAAAAGGGCATGAAGGTGAGTAATGAGAGCTGGTCTATTCATGTTATCTCCAAATGGGGTTAAGGATAGAGGGACGGCGAAAGCCG